ACGTCGCTGTTGGCGTCAGCTTGACGGTGCTGCCTATGGGGTCTCGCTCGCTGCTCGCTCCGTACCGTATTGGGTTGGGCGTGTAATGCGCGCCGGTCCACTGCGTAACCGGTGCACGCTCCAGACCAGGCAGCGAGTGCCGGACGGTGCTGGCGGTTTTGTAGACGGCTGGGCCGACATCGCTGATGGCGGGGTATGGGCAGAAATCACCATGCCTACCGGCCGTGTTGCTGTTGTCGCTGATCAGCTCACAGGATTGGTGACTGCCGAGATCCGAATCAGGCCGCGTTCCGACGTCGTCGCTCAGATGCGCCTGGTGCACAAAACCACCACCTACTTGATTGAGGCGGTTCTGCCTGACAACGAGCGCTCCATGCTTCGGCTGCTGTGCTCCAACGTTCCACATCCCTGAGGTATTTCCAATGAAAGTACGAGCACTGGCCGGATTGTCTGGCCCGTTTGGTTCGAAGCTGTCCGGTGATGAATTCACTGTCGCAGCGGACGTCGGCAAGGATTTGATCGAACGCAAGCTTGCTGAAGCTGTGACCGAAGCAGCGGCGGCGAAGGTAGACCCGAAAGCCAAAGGCGGTGACGCCAAGGAGTAACCATGGCTCGCCGCTCGCGTCTTGATGGTGATTTCAAGCTTCGCAAAACGCTTCGGAACATTCACACCAGGCTTGATAACGAGCTTCGCGGGGCAATGCAGGAAGCAGCAAACATCGTCTTGACAGCGCAACAGGAGCTGATCCCAAAGGACACGGGTGAAGCCGCGGCGGCACTCACCGCGTTTGTTTCGAAAAGCGGCCTGGATGCCCAGATTGGTATCAGGGGCAAGAAGAACAACAAGGAGTTCTTCTACATGCGCTTTGTTGAATATGGGACCAAGGGCTACAGCGGCGACAAGCGTTCTGGAAATCGGAAACGTCGAGAAAGCAATAAGTCCAACGGCATGGCCTTCTTCGGTAAGTACCCCGACATCCCGGCCCGCGCCGCTCACCCGTGGTTGCGGCCTTCATACGACATGAACAAGGAAGACATCGTGCGAATTATCGAGGGTGCTATCAGCTCGACGCTTGCGCGAGCTGCGGGGGAGCTTGGCAATGGCTGATCCATCGGTTGCACTTCAGGTTGCGCTTTACCAGGTGCTCACCTCGTCACTTTCGGTTCCGGTTTATGACTCGGTTCCGGAAGACACGCCGTTCCCGTATGTGGTTATCGACTCGGAGATTTCCAGCAACGCATCCCCGCTGTCTGGCAAGAAACGTGAGGACCGGCTGCTGTACCTGAGTATCTGGTCTGACTATCAGGGTCAGTCCGAAGTGAAGCGGATCAATGCTGATATCGCCGAGGCGCTGGACGGCATCAAGCTCCCGTTGAGCACGGGCAGGGCAGTTGCTATTCGCGTGCTCAGAACATCTTCAAACCGCGAGCCAGACGGCCGTACCTACATGGGCGCCGTCACCCTCCGAATCATCACCCAGCACTAACCGACACGCCGCCACGCGGCTTTATCACCTGTCCTCAGGAGGACTACCCATGCCTATCAATACCGGCGCTGGCACGCGACTTTATATCGGTCCACGCCTCACTGCCGCGCTGCCAGCAACCGCGGCTGCCGCAATCACGCTGCTGACTGGACTGACCTATGTCGAGGTCGGTGAACTGGAAAGCATCGGCGACTACGGCGACACCATCAACGACGTTTCCTTCGCTGGCCTGGCTGCTGGTCGAGCACAGCATTTGAAGGGTCTGGCTGACGCCGGTTCGTCTGAGCTGTCTATCGGCTTTGACGCTGGCGACGCCGGTCAGTTGGCGCTGGTTCAGGCCTTTCTTGATCGCTCCCGCTTCGACTACCCGATCAAGGTCGTGTACGTCGATGGCGAGACTGATTACTTCGCTGCCAAGGTCATGAGCAACAAGAAGACCGGCATCAGCGTCGAAGGTGTGCTGAAGCGCACCGTCACCCTGGGTATCAACTCGGAAATCTACGAAGTAGAAGCCGAGTAAGCCCTTCTGCCGTCGCCGCACATCGCGGCGGCGGTCCACCACCCCCAAATTTGTTAGAGAGTGCTTCCCATGTCCGAGTCAAAGACCAGCCACGGCACCGTTGTAGTTACCGCCGGCGATATCACCTTCACCCTGAAGCCTACCCTGCGCGCGTTCCGCGATATTCAGCGCCACTTCGGTGGTGTTATCGACGCTATGCAGTCGCTGGGTCACGCGAACATCAGCACCATTGCCTTGATCGTGGCCGCTGGCACCGGTGTCGACACTGGCAAGCGCAAAGACGTTGAAGCTGTCGAAGAGCAGATTTTCGAAGCTGGCTTCTCTGCGGTTTCGTCTCAGGTGCTGCCGTACTTGCAAGCGCTGTTGAACCCGGCGGGCAAGACCAACGAAGAAATCGAGAAGGAAAAAGAGGAGGCGACGGGAAACGCATAAAAGCTGGTCCTGACGTCGACCCCGTCGACCTGATCTTCAAAATCGCCACGGGCTGGCTGGGATGGTCTGCCAGCCAGGCGTGGGATACACCGATGGTTGAAACGCTCCTTGCTTGGGATTCGAAGCGCCAATTCATGATCGACACGAACCCGAACGGAAGCGGCGAAACTAAAACCAAGCAGTCAAAAATTCAGATGGCCAAGGATGCCCGCATGGGCTTCAGGGTCGCTGCTATGACAAGAAAAAAGGGTTGATTCCAGTTGTGTACGCAGTCGGGCGCCAATTGGCGCCTCCCTGTTCTGCGGCATAACTCAACAACAGGCTACTGTTTTCCGCAGCTGATTCTTAACTCTTTGCGGTTGAATCCTTGGTCTTCATTTAGAGTTTTATACCCCCCAGGGCAAAGCTCTTGCGCCCTTGAATAGCAGATGCCCCATCCGGTTGCCGCTCCGCAGGCGACCTGATATTCGACTGTGCCGTCTGGGCGATCGATTTTCTGAGCAGTGGTGCAGCCTGCAGCTAAGGCTATGCCCGATAGCAGAACCAGGGTTCTTGTCGATGATATGTCCACAACAAACTCCTTCTCAATGAGCGCCTAGACTGCCCGCGCCGCCAAAGTGATTCAAGGGCGATCGTAGAAGCAATCTTTTTTATCAAGCACTCGTACCAACCAGCCGGCCAATTGCCGGTTTTTTTTCGCCTGGAGAAAAGCAATGGCTGACGCCGACGTTCAAGGCATGTTGATTCGGATCGAGGCGACGACGGCCCAACTGCGTCGAGAATTAGCAACTGCTGATAGCGCCGTCTCTGGCACCAGTAAAAAAATAGATAAAAGCCTTTCGGGTGTGGATGGCGCATTTGACAGAGCGGGAAAAAGCGCTCAGTCGGCCGCAAATGTCATTAAGTCCGCGCTAGCTATCGCGGCTGGCGCTGGCCTGGCTGGATCGATGATTAAGCAGGCAGACGCTTATGGCCAAATGGCAAGTCGCCTGAAAATGGTCACCAGCAGCACTGACGAATATCGTGCTGTCCAGAAGCAGCTGATGGAGATCAGCGACCGGACATACAAGCCTCTCCAGGAGCAGCAAGAATTATTCATCCGTAGCTCAAAATCCATGAAGGAACTGGGCTACTCAACTCAGGACACGATCAACTTCATTGATAGTGCGTCAAGCGCATTAACTATCAACGCCGCTACTACCGAGAAAGGCTCGCAGGCAATTGATGCTCTATCAAAGGCCATGATCACTGGCAAACTCGGGGGGGACGAGTGGAATGCGGTGCTTGAAGTTATCCCCACTACAGTGGCCGACCTTGCCAAAAGCATGGGCACGTCCGAGACCGCCGTAAAGCAGATGGCGGCCGAGGGAAAGCTTCAAACAAAAGCATATGTTGACGCGCTTATTGCGGCCCAGGCTCAAAATGCAAAACTCGCGGAAGATATGCCAACGACGGTTGGTGATGCACTTACAAAGCTGGGTAACCATTATTCCGCTGTCGTGGGTGAAATCAATGAGGCGACAGGCGCCACAAGTTTATTCTCGGACGGCATCAACGCGCTTACCGACATCCTTGATAGCGGCGAGTTCGTAGCCGGTGCTATCGAGGGAATGAACAACTGGGCTGCCACAGCCCAAACGGTTGGTCGAGAAATTGGCCAGCTCTCTGACTTGATCAACGACCTCACGGGTGAAGCGATCGGGTCGTCTTTTAGTATCGGCCAAGCATTTTCTGAAATGCCAGCTAATCTGCGCGCTGCTATTCAGATAGCAGTGGTCGAAATAGCTAGCATGATTGACGTCCAACTGAACGGCATGCAGGCATTAGCGGCGGCTATCAAAGCAATACCTGATGGCTGGGACGCTATGAGCGCCGCTTATGACGGCGTACGCGCAAATATGGCTGGTATCGCCCAGGCCCGGATGGATTCAATTGCAGCCGCGCTTGACGAGAGAGACGCTCTGCTGGCGTCAGGGAAAGCGGCTGGCGACGCCTACAGAGAGCAACACAAAGCGCTCGGCTCCATCAGCACAGAGCGTACAGCGGCGGTAAAAACACAAACCGACGAGGAGAAAAAAGCTCAGAAGGCAGCTGAGGCGGCGGCTGCGGCTCTGGCTAAAAGCCAGGCAAAGGCTCTGGCGGATATTAAAGCCAATACAGATATAGCAATTGCCTCGGCCACGGGTTTGGCTGCTGCCTACCTCGACGGCACGGACAAGTCACGCGAGTTTGGGCTGCAGCAAAAGATTGATGAAGCGGTTCTTAAGACTGGCGCTGCTGCCCGCCAAGAGGTCATCGCCAAGCTGACTGCGCAGCTAGACGCCCAGGACAAGCTGAATGTCAGCAAGGCCGCGTTCGACCTGCAGACTGAAACCGCCGATCTGATCGCCCAGGCAAAGGCCACTCTTCAGGGCGCTGACGCGGTGGCGGCATACAACATCCAAAAGTCGATGACCGTCGCCCTGGCTGGCAAAAACATCGAGATGGGCAGCAAAGAATATCAGCAGTTGCTGGCGGCGAATAAGGCCCAGCAACAGGCGGTTAAGATCGCCCAGCAGGCCGCCGATGCTGGCGGAATCGTGGATCGTCTGTATCCCGAGGCGAAACTGCTTCGCGAGTACACGCTGGAGCAGGACAAGCTCAACGCTGCGATGTCGCTTTATCCGGCGAACGCCGCGCAATACCAGGACGCGCTTGCCAGGCTCGGTCAGGAATACGAAATAAACCGCAGCAAGGCCACGGTATGGGGCCAAATGACAGAGGCCGCGGTTGATCGCATCGACGACGCCTTTGCCGATATGTGGAAGTCGGTTCTGAGCAAATCTGGCAATTTCATGGATACGCTGAAGAACAGTTTCCGTCAGTTCCTTGCCGAAATGCTTCACATGGCAATCACCAAGCCGATCATCGTCCAGCTCAGTTCCGCCCTTGGGGTTGGTGGTGCGACCGGGCAGGCTGCCGGATTACTCGGCGGGGGCGGAGGTGGCGGCGGAATTAATCTTGAAAGCGTCTGGAACGGTGTTAGCGGCGGTTATAGCGTTGCAACTTCGGGCTTTGGCGGTGCGGTAGGCGCGGGCTGGACTGCGGGCGAAGGTTTCTTGGGCGGTGTCCAAGGTGCGTTCAAAGCTGGGTCCGGCTACCTGAGCTCGGGCATCAGCAGCTTGTTTGCCAACAGCTCAAGCGGTGCCATGGTCAATGGCGTTTACCAGATGGGTGCCAGCGGCGGCGCTGCAACTGTCGATCTGATCAGCAATACCGTCACCAGTAGCACAGGTGCCGTGACTGGCACAGCTTCTGCCGCGACCACAGCGGCCACCACTGGTCTGGCTGCATCCAGCGCTTTGATGTACGGCATCGGCGGTGCCATTCAGGGCTATCTCAAAGCCGGTGTCAAAGGCGCGGTAGCTGGTGCTGGTGGCGCGGTGGCAGGTGCCTATGCGGGTGCCGCCATCGGCTCGGCGGTACCTGTCATCGGTACGGCGATTGGCGCTGCCATTGGTGCTGTCCTCGGCGGTCTGTTCGGTTCTTCTCTGTTCGGCGGTGACTGGATCACCAAGGACGAGGGTTTCCAGCTCGGCGTTACCGATGGCGAACTGGAATCCTATGGTTTTGAGTATCAGAAGAAAAAAGGCGGACTATTCAGCAGTAACAAGAAGCGCACCAACATCAAGGCTCTTGATCCGGAAATGCAGGCAGCACTGGATAACACCTATGCCGCTACGCTCGGAACGGTCATCGGGCTGTTCGATAGCCTGGATGTCGAGCTCAACGATGCGGTTCTTGATGGCCTAAACGTCGCAGCTATTCAGATCAGCACCCGGGACAAGACCGCTGAGCAGATCCAGGAGGAAATCACCAAGTGGTTTACCGGCCTCGGTGACGCGGCCGTAGCAGAGGTTAACAAGGTCACAGGCTCCGGCCTGGGCGGGTTCACTCTCGAAGGCCTCACCACCTTCGTAAACAATCTGTACAGCGTCAATGCATCTCTGCAGATGATCGGCGTGAAGATGGTCGGCTTCAATGTCGCGGGCGGTCGGGCGGTTGAGAACCTAGTTGCGTTGGCGGGCGGCATAGACGTCCTCAACAAGAACATGACCAGCTTCTATGACGGGTTTACGACGGACACCCAGAAAGCGGCTGACACTCTTGATGGTGTTCGAGCGCAATTCGCGGCGATGGGCGTGGCGATGCCTGCGACCCGTGACGGGTTTTCGGCTGCGGTAAAGGCGCTCGATCTTACATCCGAAAGCGCACGGGTCACGTTCAATGCAATGACAGCGAATGCTGAACAGGCTGCTGCGGCATACACGATCCTTGAGCAGCGCGAAACCGCTTACCGCTCGGCCTTCCTCACAGAGGCCGAGCAAACCGCGTTCTCAATCAAGGCGACCACTGACCAGCTCAAAGCCCTAGGCGTCACCTTGCCAGGCACCCGCGATCAATTCCGGGACATGGTAGAGGCGGCTGCCAAGGACACTTCGGCAGCCGGCAAAGCGCTTTATGACTCTTTGATGAGCGTGGCGGGTGCTGCTGGTGCGGCTTTTGATGCGATGGAGGAAAGTTCGCGCGCCACGGCTCAGGCAATCGCTGATGCTCTGAATCAGGGGGCGGCAAATAGCTTCAGCTTGCTCCAGCGGTCTATATCTGCCCAGCAGAAGGCGGCGACCGCTGCTTACAACGCTACCAACACGTCGCTCACCGACATGTCTGCAACAGCGACAAAGACTGTGTCGGACCTTTCCACGGTCAGCAACTCGCTCGAATCGGCGCTCAAGTCATTGCGCGGCACATCTGATGATGCCGTGAAAATGTTACGCACCCAGGCTCAAGCGACCCTGCAGTCTGCATTGGCCACCGCCAAGGCTGGCGGCTCGCTGTCTGGCTTTACCGGCCTGAATGACGCGCTTGATACGGTCAGCGGCAACAACACTGACCTGTACACGTCGCTCGAAGAGTTCAACCGGGATCAGGGTCGCACTGCCAACGTTGT